CCCTGCTTGTTCAGACTTGGTTGAAAATCAAACCACAGCTTGTACGTTACCTCATTATAGCGGTGCTGTTAATCAAAGCAGGACTTTTAATTGTACTGCAAACGCTTGGTCACCTTGGACAGAAACTAGCAACAATTGCACGCAAGACCCTCCAACGTGTCAAGCAAGCGTTGAAACTAGACAAGTAGCCTGTCAACCAGAATACGTAGGTTCAGTTACAGAGACAAGAACATCATCCTGTCCTGACCCTTATAACCCATCTATATGGGGAACATGGGTAGAGACAGCTAATTCATGTGTTAAGAGTGCTACAAACGTCACTAACGTATCTTCACCAGTTAGTCCTAGTAGTCCACTTAACCCAGTAAATAATCCACCTCCTGTTGCAGCTCCACCCCCACCAGAGGTTAATCCATTAGCTTCGCCACCACCTCCTGAACCACCTAAAGTAGAGTCAGCTCCGCCTAAGGTTGAACAACCAAAACAGGAAGCTAAAAGCGAGCCAAAAGCAAAAGAAGACAGCCCAAAAGACCCACCAAAGGCTGAACAAAAGAATGATAGCAAGGATAGTCCTAAACTTGACGTACCAAAGGGTAAAGAGCTTGTACATGGCTTTGGGATAGTCCTTTCTTTAGAAATACTTAACAGACCTATTATACAGCAAATAGAAATAACAGATGCTTTCAAATTTGATACGGAGATAAACAATGAGTTCGGAAAAAATCAAAACCTTCAACTTGAGCTTATCCAGCTCGGCACTTCTGAAGTTGATTTTAATAGCATTGCCAATAGTGGCTGGCTCGGCATACGCAGGCATAACTTTTTACAACAAGATGGTTACGGCAATTGAGGCTGTTGACAGTTTAGATTTAGCTCCTATAGAGTCTAAGTTAAATGGTTTAGAGATACAAGTTAAAGCTATTAATGAAAGACAATATCAACTATCTGAGTCTATAATGAAAGCTAGTGAAAAGTCTTCAGACGCTATTGCTAACTCACGTGAGACTTCTGCTATGGTATCAGGACTACGTAAAGAATTAGAAGCAACCGTAAATGCAATGGATGATAAACTAAATACTGTTAAACGTAGCACAATGAACCCATTATCAAAATGACATTCATTACAGAAAATAACATAGCTAACCTCTATAGTGCAATTATAGAGATGCCTATATTTGATGAATACAAATTACCACCGGCAAGTAAAGTAGACTTTGTTATTGTAGATGATGATAGTATTTGTGGTGAATATCAGCCACCAGAACAAGGTGAGCCGCATGTCATTACTATAAGTGTAGCTAGACACTCTCATTTATATCCTGTGTTAATCACACTTTGCCATGAAATTTTGCATATGTGTGTATATACAGTTTCACCAAAAACAGAACAATACACAAGTCATAAAGGCTTGTTTCTTAAATTACAAAAACGTGTAGCCAAAATGTATGGCTTTGACCCAAAGGAGTTATAGATGTTAAGTATTCTATCAGGTATATTAGGTTTTGCTACTTCAGGCTTACCTAGTATTTTAGGTTTCTTTCAGCAAAAGGGTGACCAAAAGCATGAAAGAGAAATGGCTAAACTACAAACAGAACGTGAATTAGAATTAGCTAAAACAGGCTTTATATCTCAAGAAAAAATAGAAGCTATTAAGCTAGACCAAATAGAAGTGCAAACATACGCACAAGAACGTGAAGCATTATACGACCATGATAAGAAGTTAGTAGAAAATGCAAGTTCTACAGTTAAAAACTGGAACGCTATGGTTAGACCTGTAGTAGCATTTATCTTTGTAGGTGAGTTAGTGCTTATTAATCTTATCTCATTAGGTTGGGCTATGTGGACAGGTGTAGATTTTGTAACAGCTTCAGAGGCAGTATTTGGTTCAGATGAAATGGCTATTACTGCATCTATTATTGGTTTCTATTTCGGCTCTCGTACATGGGAAAAGAAACGTGAAAGTATCTGATAAACTTATCAAGTTACTACGTCATCACGAAGGTGTTAAAAATAAACCTTACAAATGTCCTGCTGGGTTGTGGACTGTGGGTGTTGGTCATCTTATCGGTGATGGTAAAACGCTACCAGCGTCATGGAATAAAACATTTACTAACGAGGAAATAGATGCAATTCTTAAACGAGACCTCAACCGTTTTGAGTTGGGAGTACATAAGATGTTACCTAACGTGCTTCTTAGACAACACGAATTTGATAGCATTGTTTCTTTTTGCTTCAATCTGGGTCTTGGATGCTTTCAGCGTTCAACCATCCGTCAAGCGTTGTTACGTGGCGATAAAGAAGCGGCTATGGAGTCGTTAGTTAAATATTGTAAAGCTGGTGGCAAGATATTAAAAGGTTTACAAAACAGAAGATTAGATGAACGCAAATTGTTTTTGGGTATATAATCAAGTATCTCAACACTAGAGACTACTATGAAAATATTACTTATTGATATAGAAGTAGCACCAAATACTGCTCATGTCTGGGGTATCTTTGACCAGAACATCTCTATAAACCAATTACTAGAATCATCTTATACCTTGTGCTATGCAGCCAAGTGGTATGGTGAATCTAAAATCATGTTTGACTCTATTCAAAAATCTGGCAAACAAAAGATGTTAGACTCTGTGCATAAACTTCTTGACGAAGCTGATGCTATAGTCCACTACAACGGTTCTAGGTTTGACATACCCATACTACATAAAGAGTTCTTACTCTCTGGTATGCCACCTCCAGCACCTTCCAAACAGATAGATTTATTACAAGTAGCTCGCAGACAGTTTAGATTTGTTTCTAACAAACTAGATTATGTAGCACAGGCATTAGGATTAGGTAGTAAGACAGAACATGAAGGACATGCTTTATGGGTCAAGTGTATGAATGATGACCGTAAGGCATGGAAAACAATGGAAGAATATAATAAGAATGATGTTATATTACTTGAGAAAGTCTACGATAAATTCAAGGGTTGGATTAAACAACATCCAAATCATAACGCATATTCTGCTGACGTTTGTTGTCCTAATTGTGCTTCACGCAAATTACAATCTCGTGGTACACAAAGAAGTAGGACTGCTATTTATCAACGCTATCAATGTCAAAATTGTGGGTCGTGGGCAAGGTCTGTTAAATCAGAAAAAATTTCCAAAGACTCTTTAGTAAATATATAGGAAAATTATGCAACGGTCAGAAGTAGAGATTATCTGTAATCACATGTTAGGTAGAGTGATTGTATCTTGTGAAGCATTACATGGCGATAGCACTATAGTCATCACATTAGATGACGATAGCATGATAGAAATAAGTGGTGAAGAACTAGCTATCTATGGTGAATTAACACCTATGGATGATTAATATTCGTTCCACCAATCATCTATATAATCTTTTAATGAGTCTATACCCTTTCCAACATGAGTCATATATAGCCCACGAACCCAATAAAAATCTTTTACTTCGGTTGATGTTTCATCACTATGTCCAATAATTAGCAATACTGTATGTAGTTTTGCTAGGTTTCTTAATAGTATCTTTTGCCCTTCACTAATTTCTTCGTTTTCACGTTTCCATTCTGCAAATAAAAAATGACCCTTATGTTCATATACCATGTCTAAATTTACAGGTATTACTTTAGGATTACTTTTTATTGCTCCACGCAAAAAGCCAAAATCTACATGAGTAGCTTGACTATTACGCATACCATTAGACACAAATAATCACACCATTACTACCAACCTGACAGACAGTTACAGAGCCATCTGGTGCTAGTATAGTCGTAGTTTGAGCCATAGCTCTTTCTGTTCCCCAAATAGCTAATGCAGCTAATACCACAATAAATACCCAATAGGTTTTATTCATCATCAAATCTTTCTAAGATAGCTTCTACTTCAGGTGGGTTTACAGCATCTTCGTCTTTAGTAACTTCTAATAGCTTATTTTTATACCAATCAGACTTGTCTAAATCTTGTTGTGGATTATCTTTAAACGGATAGCGTAAGTCATACTTGAGCTTACAGCCTTTAAGATACCCAATGTATTCTTCTTTAGTTAAACGACTCTTAATTACATCTATTGCTTCAATTCCGCCCACTAAATAATGTGGAGGTCTATTTACCATATCTACCATATCTATCCCCTTAGAAAAAATAAATCAATAAGTTCATAACAACCATAAGCAAACCAACCCATACCACCAACAATCAACAACCATACTACTACATCTAATACCTTTTCTGCTCGTCCCATTTTCCATACTCCCTACCTACAGTTACAGATACGTATTTTCTATTCTTAAATCGTTTATCTAGTTCATTACTATAAGTCCATTTAGGCAAAATCAAATATCCTTCACTTTCCAAGCATTTTAACCTTGACCTTGAAATAACGCATTCTTGCACAATTTCTTTAATGCTGCAACCAGGATGTGCAGTAATATATCCTATAACAAACTTTGCTTGTCTTTGGTCATCTAATTTAGTGTACATCTTTTACTCCATGTAGTTGTTCTATAAGTCTAGCAAACTTAAATATCTTGTCAATAGTTATTACTTGACTACCGTATCCAAATGCTTCTTTATATACTTTTATAATTTCTTCTTGGGTAAGTGGTTTAGAGTCCACCATGTGCCTCCGTTAGTTTCTTACTATCGTACTTAGATAATCCTTTATACTCTTCTACAGGTTCACCAGGAATTAATGGTGTTATCTTAATATGATGCGTTGTATTCTTTAGGTCGTTTAAATATGAGAGTTGATTAGGATGAAATGACCATAGATAAGACTTCTTTAGGTCACCAGACTTAACATCAAACTCTTCATAAAGCCATGCTACAGGTTCTTTTTTAGCCATTAGTAAAACACCATCCTTCCAATTTTTTTGTTTGGTTTTTTGTCCCAGATATATTTCATATCTACACTATCGTCATGAAAGTATAGACTATTCCCTACAGGATTTGCATGCTTTTTAAAGAATAATGTATCTATTACAAGTAACTTAGTCTTTAATAGTGTTTCTTGGTCTATGTTCTTTTCTTTAGCCTTCATCATGTTTTCTATACCAATGAACTGTCCCCTAGCATAAACTACCTCACAAACATCACGACCAAATCGTTTAGACCTAACTCTGTTCATAATGACATTAATAACCCCTAGCTTTTCTTCTAGTGATTGCATGTTAACTTCTGTATAAACAGCAGTCGCTATACAATGTACATCATGTTCTGAAATATGTATATCCATGATACCTTTCTAATGATTATCTAGTGTCTATCAAACCCACACAAGCGTATAATTCCATTATATTGTGCAATTAAGCATAATATATTTATTAAGGATAAATACCATGTGGACAACTCCAGCAGCTACAGAAATGCGTTTTGGCTTTGAAGTAACTATGTATGTAATGAATAAATAATGGTTATTGTAACAGACTGTTATTAAATTAAGGGGCTTCGGCCCCTTTTTTATTTCATATGATATGGTATCAATAATGATATTATTTAAAAAATGTTGGATGACACCACTCAAGCTTGTAATCCCAAGAATTAATTAATAAAGAAAATCTATTGCCTGTATATGGTTTAACAGTATGCAATGTATTTGGTGACATAAAAATTGCTCTATTACTTTTTGGCTCAATTATAATATTTTCAGTTTCAAATTCACCGCCTTTTACATTTGAAATAATAGGATAGTAAATTATAGAGCATAAAGGATTTTTTTGGACTTTATGTTCAATCCAATAATGTTCATCTAAATCATAATGCCAGTTTTTAGGTGGCAAACTTCCATTAAAATGTAGCCACCATTCATATCCAACGGAAGTTGATAAATCAAAATATTTACCAGCATTATCTATAATTTTTTTAACAATAGCAGGTTCACTTCCTTTATCCATCCACATATTATACGGCACTTGACCACTTAAGAAAAAAGTTTCATATATTTGATAAGATTCTTCTTTTGTTAAAATATTATCTTCAATAATTAATTTTGTCATGTTTTATTCTTTATTAAAAAATAGAGCTAAAGTAAATCGGTAATGAGGTGCTAATTGTGATTGAACTTTAATTGAGTGCGGAATATTGCCATCTGCTAAAATTAATCTTTTTGGTTTATATAAAGATGTATAAATAACTTCAGTCATATCATCATTGTAAAATATAGTTTCGCCAGCCCATTCAGGTTTCCAATCAAGGTTTAAATAATAAATTAAAGAGTATTGATTGTGATGCGTATGCGAGTAATAAGTATCTGATGGTGTTGATAAGTTAATAGTAACCCTATCTAAAGAACAATCTTTTAATTTGTCATATATTTCTAAATTTTCAATAGCATCTTTTAGCCCTAAATTTTTATATTCATCTAATGACCAAGATGAATGCAAATATTTATTTGTTAATCTTTCAACGGCTTCCGTATCTTGAAAGCCAATTCTGTAGAAAGAATTTTTAGCAATATTATAAAATTTCTCATGTTGAGATGTTGTAAAAGCATCATCAACTATATATATTAATCTTCCTAAATTATCTTGTATTGTTTTAATTTTTAACTCTCTTATTATGCTAATCGGGATGCTCCTAGAAAGGAACATCCTCATCTGCACCTTCAACAGCCGGTGCACTTCTTACTTCCCCCTGAGTTTCTTTTAGTTGCACAGAGCCACTAATAAACTTACCGTTTTTACCTTCTCTAATCCAGCCACTAATTCTAAATTCAATACCATCTACATTAGCAGTACCTGTATAGTCAGGTCGTTTAGGATTGTCACCTTTGTCATTCTTAAATAATGTAAACGTATTTGTGTTATCGTATTCAGCCATCTTATTGCTCCTTTGGAAATAATAATTTATCTTCTTTTAAATCTATATCAAATATGGGTTTGCGTTTCCAACGAGTAGGTTCTACATCATCTTCTACAAACTTCATAAATTCTAACGCTAAAGGTTTATACCAGTCAAACCATTCTTTACTTCTTTCAATAATTTGTATAGTAATTCCTTTTGGTGTCCACACTACAAAATAACATCTTGGCGCACCACATACTTCCATTTGTAATTGTGTTTGAAAGTAATAACGGTCTGGAATAATACCATAAAACTCCTGACTATAAGGACATTTTGCTTCTATTGGCAACCTGTTTAAAAAACCGTCTGGGCTTGCACCCAATGGTAAATCAGGATGTACAATTAACTTATTACCAGTTTCAGTAATCTCTCCCATAGCTTTTTCAAACTCACAAATAGCAAGATGTTCATTAAGATTACCCCATTCAGTCATTTCATTGCCTTCAAATGGAGCTTCTCTTAAAGTCATTTGACGCCATAACTTTTGTCTTTCATATACAGCAGACCAAGCATTACTAGCTGTAATAATATTATGACGTCTATTGTCCGTTAAATGACTCATGCAGACTTCTTGAGTTCGTTGGCATAATCACGCAGTTTAGTTTTTGCATCTTCAGGCATCTTAAAAAATGCTTCTTTTAATTTACCATCTTTTACTGCATCTTCTAATTGTTTTTTAAATTGACCTAATTGATATTCAGTTACTTCAATTTCTTTAACTGTATTTTCTGGCAAATCTTCACCGCTATAGATATATAAACCAATACCATGTAATGCAATAGCCTTAGCTAAACAGCGTTGCATAGCTGTATTAACAGAAAACGCATCTGGGTTAACAATAGCTTTATTACGATAATCCATAACAGGTAATTGAGCTGTCATAGTTTTGCCAAAAGCTGTAACCGAACAAAATACCATAAGAGTTTCACCAAATTGAGCTGGCTCTTTATATTTCCATGTTGCACTTGGGTCTTGCTGTAGAAGCGTGTCTACAGCCCAAGCCCATGATAAATACGATAGGTTGTTCTTTTTTTCAATATGCTCTGATACATCAATCTTACGTAATTCTAAATATTTACTCATCATTTCTCTCCTGTTGTTTGGTCTGAATTTCGTGCAATTCCTGCATCACTTGTTGGTAAAATTGGTCTTCCATTTTCTCTCTCCCATTTGTCGTTATCTAACTTAAGTTCTTCAGTTAGTCTTTTAAGTATTACTGATATGTGTTCTAGTTCTGTAGACATAACATCCCCACTATAATTAAAACTAATATGACAGTCAAGATATTTGTTGTTATATGTTCTTGATGTTCCGTATCGTCATGTTTATAGTCAACACCATATCTTTCACGATAACTTCTAGGTGTTTTATAATGCCATTGGTTATACCAGGTATTATGTCTATCTTTATCCCATCCCCAATTAGTCATCATGTTTTTCCTGTTGTTCTAATAAATGCTCTGCTTCTAATTCTTTTTGCTCAAGTCTTTCCATATCATCTAAATATGCGTCTGGGTCTAAATGTCTTTCCATTATATTGCTCCTGCTAACTTGCCCATGATTTGCAAGCAAAGCCATACATAAGCCCAAAACGCTATTGATAATACTATCATTGTTGAAATTTTCATGTCTCTCTCCTAAAGTTGACAATTGAACATTAAACCTATAAAAAACGCCTGTCAAGTATTTTCTATATAAAAAATAGTTTGCTTATAGATTTTATTCATGCTAATCTTTTTTGGCATTACTAACAAAGGAGAGCAACATGCGTATTAAAAATTGGGATAAATACCAGCATTACAAGCATAAAAGTGATATGAAGTGGTTTAAATGCTATGGTCGTGATATTTTAAATGACCCTGATTTTATGAAAATGGATGATATAAAACAGGCAACTTTATTCAAATTATGGTGTTTAGCTAGTGAGTCAAATGGCAAATTACCACAAGTATCAGATATTGCCTTTAGATTTAGAAAACCTATCAGCTTTGTAGAAAAATTAGTAAAAGAATTAGATACTTGGCTAATAAGAAATGAAAGTATAGAGCAAGTCTATACAAATACTATAACAGATAAGAGTAGATTAGATAAGAATATAAACACCATTGTGAGGTTTGATGAGTTTTGGAATACGTATCCAAATGTTCGTAAAAATAATAAGAAGGGTTGTTTAGAAAAATGGCAAGCAAAAGACCTTGACTTAATAGCTGATAAAGTTATAGGCTATGTCAATATGATGAAAGAAACTAAATCATGGAAAGATGGGTTCGTGCCAGCACCTATGACATTACTTAACCAAGAAAGATGGGATGATGGAACTGTAACTAATATCCGCAAAGTTTGGGAAGGTGGCATTTAGTGAACATAGGTGAAGTAATAGATAAACTAACGGTTAGCCAATCAACAGTTCAAGAATTTTACAACGAGGGGTATGGACATGCGGAGTTTAAGGTTAAAAGTACGGATTTATTTGCTGACAGTTTGGTACAGTATTTTAGTGAAGAAGTTCATAGTGGCAAATCGCTTGGCTGGATTAAGACGGAAGATAAGTTTAGGGTTAGGGCTTCGGAACTAACAATTCTTACTGGTGTATCAGGTCATGGTAAATCAATGTGGCTATCACAAGTTGTTTTGTCTATGATGAAACAGAATACTAAATGCTTAATAGCGTCTTTAGAAATGAGACCTGTGCTTACATTAGCTAGAATGATTACTCAGGCATTAGGTTCACCAGAGCCAACAGATGAATATATACATAAGTTTTGTGAACGTGCTAAAGACAAGTTATATATATACGACCAAACAGGAAGCACTAAGTCAGAAGACATGATAGCAACTCTACATTATGGGAAGCATGTATTAGGAGTTGATGTATTCATTATTGACAGCTTAATGAAATTGGATGATGTAACTGAAGAGTCTTTAGATGGACAGAAAAGACTTACTAATTCTTTAGCGGTAATAGCACGTGATTTACAAGTGAGTATTTTTTTGGTAGCACATACTAGAAAACTTAAAGACGAAGCAGAGATACCTGACGCTACAAACATTATGGGAAGTTCGCATATTCGTAACTTATGTGATAATATTATTTGTGTATGGCGTAACAGATACAAAGAGAAGTTAATAGAAGAAGGCAAGACTTCAGATGATGAGTTAAAGATTATTCCAGATGCAAAGGTTTTTGTTCAAAAGCAACGTAATGCACAATGGGAAGGTTCATTTAACTTTTGGTTTGACCAAAAAGGTTTACGATATAACGAGAGTCCACCAAGATGACAATAAATGAATTTATCAAGCAATGTAAAAAACTATTTGGTGATGATATAGAATACAAAGCAACTTCTAAAGACGGACAAGTATTTAAAACGAAAGGATGGAGAGATGATAAAGTGGGCATTAACCAAAGACAACTTACCTCAGCTTATAGAGAAGCTAAAAAGTCTTGACTTTACTAAACGCTGGCGAGTAACAGTAACAGACGCTAAACTAAACCGTAGCTTAGAACAAAACGAAAGACTATGGGAACTATATACAAGTTTAAGTCAGCATTTGGGCATTGAGAAAGACCTCATTCATCAATTGTGTGGCTACAAGTTTCTGAGATACCAAACAGAGATTGCGGGTATGCCTGTAGAACTTATAAAGTCAACAACTAAACTAACCACAAGTGAGATGACAGAATACCAACAACAGATAGAGGTATGGGGTCAGACTATGGGTTGGGGTTGGGATTATTAGTGAACTATCGTAACCCTAAACTACTTAAACTAGCAGATGGTGCACCATGTATGATGTGTTCTATGCAAGACGGAACTGTAGTATCTGCACACTCTAACCAACTACGTGATGGTAAGGGAACAGGTATCAAAGGACATGATTACCGTATAGCTTTCTTATGTCACCAATGCCACCATATGATAGATAATGATAAGATGTTAGATAAACATGATAGAATAGCAGCATGGGAAGAAGCACACCGTAAAACTATAGGCTGGTTATTTACTAACGGACATTTGGAGGTAAAGTAATGGGTAAAGGTTCTGGAAGAAGACCATTGTTAATTTCTGAACAAGAAGCACAAGATAACTGGGACAAGATATTCAAAAAGGAAAAGAATAGTGATGACGTATCACCACACGCTTATGAATACGAACTTAATAAGTCCACCGGTAATGTAGAGAAAAGATTTAAAGACGGAACATCTAAACCTAACGAAAGTCAATTTGATGGCAACTAGCCCAACGCAGTTAAGTCTTAAAAAATTACGAGAAGAAGGATATACAGTAGCAGTAGTAGAACATTGGAACGCATTTGCAAGAATAAGACAAGACTTGTTTGGCTTTATAGATTTACTAGCTTTAAAAGGTAAAGAAGTTCTTGCTGTCCAGACCACAACTGCAAGTAATATGTCAGCTAGAGTAAAGAAGATAGCAGACCATGAAAACGTAGGTGTAGTTCGTGATGCTGGTTGGACTATTCATGTTCATGGTTGGCATCAAGACGATAAGAAAAAGTACCATTGTAAAGTTAAGGATATATCGTGAACACTAGAGATAAGATACTAGCTTACCTTACAGAACCTAAAGCTATAAAAGATATAGCAGCACATGTAGATGGAAATTATCACACCATTAAAAATTTGCTTGTTACCATGAAGATGGAAGGTCATATACACGCATTCAAAGATAACGATAATAGACTTATGCACTATTACATTCCACAACCACATCCATTACAAGCTATATTTGGACACACAGCAAACTTTACAGATGACCAGATAAAAGGCGTTATCAGTCATAACGCAGATGATGCTAAACATAACCTTCAACAAAGAACTACACAAGAAACATTTGGGCAAAGCGTAGCTTATACGCTAACACAATATGATTAGTATGGAACGCTTATTGTCCATCTTAGAGGATTGGAGCTTATGGATGAAACATGATACCCATAAACTAGGATACCCTTCTAAAAGCATAGGTATGTCATCAGGAGGTGAGTCAACTTCAGAAGTATTCGAAGAAATGTGCTCTGCTCAAGACATGTCTAATATTAGAACTATACACGCTATCATACATAGCTTAGAACAAGGACAACAAGACGCTATCTATGCTAAATACTTAGGTGCCAAACCACCATTAGCCTTTTTCTGGCAATTGGACATGGCATACGATAATTTACTGACAATAGCAGAAAGACGAATAAACGCATAATGTTGTTGAACAGATATAGCAAAGTATGCTATAATACTACTTGTTGGACAACTCCTGTCCGTTAATAACGTAATCCCACAAAAGCCTGACCATACTCTCTCCTTGGTTGGGCTTTTTCTTTTTATGAAACTATCTATTTGCGAACAATGCGGTGAACCTTTTGACTTCACCGAGTATAGCCTGTGTAATGATTGCAGATATGACCACCGATTTATCAAGTTAAGGAAAAGCTATGAAGAAACCAACAACGAAAAAAGGCAAGATGGCGAAAGTCAGCAAGGTGATGAAGGAATTTAAAGCAGGTAAGTTGCATAGTGGTTCTAAAAAAGGTCCAGTAGTAAAATCTAAAGCTCAAGGCATAGCTATCGCACTTAGCGAAGCTGGTCTATCTAAAAAGAAAGGTAAATAATCATGCCAATGGTCGGAAAAATGAAATTTGCTTACACCGAAAAGGGTAAGAAAGAAGCTAAATCATACGCAAAGAAAACAGGTAAAGCTATGACAGCTAAGCCTATGAAAAAGGCAGCTAAACGTGGCAAGTAAACCAGGCTTGTACAGTAATATTGCAAATAAACGTGCAAGAATCAAGGCAGGCTCTGGTGAGAAGATGCGTAAAGTAGGCTCTAAAGGTGCACCTACTGCTATGGCATTTAAACAATCAGCAAAGACAGCTAAGAAAAAGAAATGATTAAGAAGGGTAAGGAAACATTTTCAGGTTATAATAAACCTAAGAGAACGCCTAATCATCCTACTAAGTCACATGCAGTATTAGCTAAAGATGGTGACACAGAAAAACTAATACGCTTTGGACAAAAAGGCGTAAGTGGTGACAAAACAAATACAGATAGAGCAAAGTCTTTTAAAGCAAGACACGCTAAAAACATTGCAAAAGGAAAAATGAGTGCCGCTTTTTGGGCAAACAAAGTAAAGTGGTAAAACTAGATATATATGTAGGATATGATGGCAAGGTAGAACCAATTGCTTATCATAACTTTTGCCAGTCAGTTATAGAGAAGTCATCTATACCGGTAAGTTTTACACCATTAGCACTAAACACTTTAAAAGACTACAAAGAAACACATACAGACGGTAGTAACGCATTTATCTATTCACGCTTTCTAGTGCCATATCTAAATAACTTTAAAGGTATCGCACTATTCGTAGATGGCGATATGATATGCAGAACAGATATAGCAGAGATATTAGCTAACTTTGATACAGACGAAGCAATCAAGGTAGTAAAGCATCATTACCAAACAAAGCATCCAGTTAAATATCTAGGTGCAAAGAACGAAGACTATCCTAAAAAGAACTGGTCTTCAGTAATGCTCTGGAATTGTTCACATTGGTTGAACAAACAATTAACACCTAAGTTTGTGCAAGAACAAACAGGTAAATACCTACACAGGTTTGAATGGCTCAAGTATCCAGAAGAACAAGTAGGTAAGCTAGACGAAACATGGAACTGGCTAGAAACAGAATACGAATACAATCCAGATGCTAAGTTAGTGCATCACACATTAGGCACACCATGCTTTAAAGACTATCAGAATACAG